CAGAATATCTTTTATATCCCCATCAGATGAAAATTAGAATAACAAAAGATTACATAATCTTTATTTTTTACTATTTATTAAGTTTCATCTTAAATGTTTTAAGACTTATTACTATAAGGCAGGCACAAAAAAAGACGCATAGCGCCGTGGATTTCTTTGTGCCTGTATGGTTTATGGGTTTATGCAGCTACGCTAAAACGCTCAATATGACCAAATACACTTAGCTCTTCATCATTAGCTTTAGAGATATCTGCCAGTGCTTCACCTTCAATTGAATAAGATCCGAAGTCCTCATGAATTAGATCAAACTCGGTATCTGGCGAAAATTCGACGCGCCATAAAGTTAAGATCACCTTATCGCCTGTAACAGTATCAATGCCTTTAAACAGCAAGCGATATTCATTACCTAGGTTAGTTGCAATTGTAGTACGTGTCTTAGCACCGGCTTTGGCAGAAAACTTAACTGAACCAACAATAGCTTCATTAAAAATGACTGTGCCGTAAACAGCATCCAGTACATATTTATCTGAAGTGATGGCAACATCCGAGCTGTCTTTAAAATCCACTTCACTTAAATTACGATGTCCTAAGTCAATCATGGCGCCAGCTTCTACAGCACCCAGAGTAATATCAGTCAGCTGAGTTTCAGGGATTTCGATTGATTTGCCACTTAGGACCATTGCTAAGTTTTGCTTTGTTACTTCTTCAAGCGTACCAGAGATAGCCACTGCAGTTTGTTTGCGTAGTACCGCATCCTTAGCACGGAGGCCGGTTTTACTTTCATAGTGATCAGTGGATTCACTAGAGATTGCGATCTGCAATTCCGGTGTATTACCAACGGGCAATAAGGCAGATGGCACACTATTAACCATCTTCGCCAAATGAAGCTCGCCTTGAAGCGAGATTAAATCTGATTTAACCATTACTTTTCATCCCCTGTGGTTTTCTTGGCTGGAGCAGCTTTAGCTTCAGGCACTTCCTGAATCACACCATCTGCCACTAATTTTTTAATTTGAGCATCGTCCAGTCCGCCGACTACATCACCTTTTTTAAAGCGACCGACAGGCTGTAATGCCTTATATTGTTTTGCCATGACTGGCTCCTAAATAAATTTCTGTGATTCAAAAATAATAGTGATGTATGCAAAGCCCGGACTATAACCATCCCGAACCGATATGAAATCCAGTGCCGTGCGTGATGCTTGAGGCTGCCAACCGGAAAGTAGTTGAATTACTTTCTCGGTCAAAAGCCCCGCTTCATCACTTACAGCACGTCCATCGGTCATTTGAGATTGAGCATTGCGACATGCCACCGTAACCGCCCATTGCTGACCGATCTGGTTGATGCTTCCACGACCTGCACTTGCCTTTTTATCTATACGAACAAAATTGACGTGTGCCGACGGCGTGACTTGCGACATCTCTGTTACGCTGACTGAATTCAACGGCGTATAGATCTTTAGAAATTCTGGAATCTCTTTCAGCTTTTCTGCAATCTCATCACGCACCGCGAAGAAGGTGCTCATCTATAAAACTCCCGACAATATCTAAAACCATGGCTTCATCTTCTGCATTGATCCCTAACTGTGTTCGAGGCGGTAAAATCGACTGCTTAACTTTCCGATATTGACCACCCACTGCAAAAGTAATGTATTGGCCATTCTTAGGTAAGATTGTTGCGCCGTAATGCAGATGTGGTGCGTACACAACATCTGTACCCACCTCCACACCACTTGAAAGAACATTGTGGGTGTAAGAATTCATTAGGCGGCCAGTATCATGCAGTGTTTCACCGCCTTGCATACGTGCACGCCATGAAATCTTCCATGGATTACCATCAACATCAGTACCTGTTAAGAATCGATTCTGAACACTATTCACAAGCCCAGCACCAATCTCATCAAACAACTGAGCCTTTAATGAATCAAAGTTACCCAATTGTTTAAGCACCGCTTCGATAGGTGAGCTATCAGCTTGAATGGTTATTGCAAAAGCCATAAACACCTCACTTCATGCTGGGCATCATGTCTAAAGTGGCATCACCAAATACACCACCGGTATACGAAGTACCGACTGGCGCTGTCGAAGGTCGCCCCTTAGGTTGGTCATCCACGATCTGGCTTGTTTCCGGTAACTGAATCTGCAAATGTGCCTTGTTGTCAGCAACACGTTTTAAGAATGCGATTGCATCTTCATAACGCTGTCGCACCTCATCGGTGGGTTGCTGAAAGTAAAGACGATAGCGTGCGATATCACAGGCCATACGCTTTAAATTACTGGGCACATTGGGAAGCGGCAAAGGATAACGACCACCGATGTGACCATTAATTTCCTCTGTTGCATCCTGGATTGCATCAGTGACTGAGGACTGAGAAGGAAGCATCGTTTTTAGACTTCCAATCTCATCACCAAATCGTGCGACCAAATCTGCTTCAGTCGCATACATAAATCACCTACTTGGTTTCGTCAGCCGGCTTTGGGTCTGCTTTAGGTTTTGCAGCAGGTTTCGACTTTTCAAGTTCAGCCACTTTCGCCTTCAGATCAGCAACTTCTTGATCAGCTTTCGCCTTGTCAGCAGATGCTGTCTGATTAGCTTTGGTTAAGGCTTCATTGGCTGCAGTCAGTTCAGCATTGGCCTTTTCAAGTTCAGCCAAGCGTGCAGCGGTACCATCTGCCTTAGGCTCTTCAGGCTCTTGATATTCCTCAATAGCTCCAGATGCTAAAAGGGCCTGAAGTTGTTTAGCTTCAAGCCCTTTGATTTCATCACCTGGCATAAAATGCCCGATGGATTGTTTTGCTGTGTACTTTGGCATGTCTTGCTCCTTATAGGGTGATAAAGCCAGTACCACCAACTACACCGTTCTTATTAGACGGCACAACCAGTGGAGCAGATTCAGTCATCAGCATGATGCCGCTTGGATCTTCGCAGTACCACTGACGATCAAAGTATTGCTGAGCAACGCCGTTGGCTAGCATGTTTTTAATCTTACAGTGAGCAACTGAACCATTGGTATCAGAGATCAGTGAGAAGTAGTCTTTAGGAATAAAGCGCTTCACTTGACCCTTGTTGCGGTAGGTTGCGTCATATACCCAGAATTCGATTCCATCAAAAGTACCTTTGAAGGTCGCCGATTCCTTAACACCAAAACTTGGATTCACTGGAACAGAAATACCGGCATACGGCGTGATGAACTCTTTCTTAAACTCTTCATTGTTCCAGAGAGCTGCCCAAACCAAGCCAGACATAACAGACAGCTTGGCTTCACCACCATCAGCCGCCAATTGACGTTCAAGCATGGTGCGGATATCCGTTACCGGCTTGGCACCCGCTTCATTCCACTTGGTTAACGGCGTAAATGTCAAAGATGCATCACGACGGTAATCCACCAGGTTGTATTCATAATCATCTGAGTGAAGCGCGTATTTACCATTTTTCAGCAGATCAATCGCCATCATCAGGACTGAGTTATCAATCGCATCATGGTTACGCTTCATTACCGAGATTTGAGCAATGATCATTTGCTCTTGCTCAGACAATCGCTGGTTACCAGTTGAGATGATACCCGCAGTACGTAAGCGCTCAAGTAAGGCAATTTCAAAAGTTTCTGCCGGAGTGACCTGATTCTTTGGCTTGTAGTAAGCCGGTTTAACGTGGCGCACTTCACCTGATTGCGTGGTATCAAATGGCTTACCAGGCTGTTGCGGAGATACCAGTGGTGCAAGATCATGTTCGGCAGACACTTCAGCTAAAGGCACGTCATCACGGGTGAATAACGGGCGATTTGGGAAAAGCTTGTCTAAAAGCCAGGTATCCATCGGACGGTAATTCGAGTGAATCAGTGCGAGTTCACCCACATCAAGAAGTTCGAGCGGAGTGCCCTCAAGATTAAAAGACTGTGGCATGTTAATTACACCTTAGAAAGTTCGATTTTGTTTTTAGTTGCCTGTGCACGCGCTGCGTCATATTGAGCAGTTGTAAGCAAGGTTCCATTTACAGATACAGCTTCAATACTGAACACTCCGCCGTAATACACTGGAATTTCGATTCCATCAGCGGCCTTGATTGTGGCTTCTGCAGCCGACACATCCTGACCGCAGATTACATCCCATGTTTTTTCATCAGTAGCATGGGCCAGCACATTAGTATCTGACAGCGTTAATAGATCACCGTATTTAAATGCTGTAGCGGTTGGCACCTTGGCATTAGCACGACGTAATTTTTCATTGTCCAGGATCAGCCGTTTTGAAGTGACCGAAATAGGCGGTACATAGTGAATAGCCATGAATTATTTCCCCTTTTGTTCTGCAAATGCTTGTGCACCAGAAGTGAATTTGTGAGTGTCATTGTGATTTGACTGTCCACCTTGCCCTGGATTGGCTTGATGAGTAAACAAGTGAGCAAATGCCGGATTTACATTTGGTGCAGGCTGTGGCTGTTGTGCAGCTGGTGGTTGTGTATTACCTGCCGAGAACTGACGAAGTTGCTTAGCCGTGAAGGCAAAAACTGAATCGTCCATATTGGTATAAGCTGTTTTATCTTCAGCACTAAACTGTGTTTTCAGCTCAGTTTCTAAAGCTGCAATTTCATCAGCACGCTTTTGTGCTTTGAATTGCTTAAGTTCAGCTAGGGCATCATCACGCCCACGCTCTGCCTGCTCTTTGGCCTGTTGTGCTTTTTCTAATTCGGTCACGTTGGTGTCCTCTTTGGTTGGGTTTGGATTGGCTTTGCCCGAGAAGGCTTTAATTGATGTGTTGCGATCAGCACCAGTCGAGCAGATCGTAAATTCACGAATACGGTTTTGACGGAAGATGGTGATTGGGCCTTCAAACGACTGACCATTTACAGTGACCGTTTTGCCTTGAGACACTTCTTCAATCGATCCCGGATCAATCATCATCGACATCTGGAACGGGAAACCGTCATCAGAGTCCTGGACAATTTCCTGTGCTTTGGCGTTTGTAAGGAAATCACCTGATACATCAATCTTTCCGTTTGTATCCACGGTTTGAACGACACCAATTCGACTTGAGCCGAAGTGTTCTTCAAGTAAGGCTGTCGGCTTATCAATCTCAATTCCATCAAGATCAAAGACCACACCGGAGCGCCCCCAATACCAGTGACCATCTACACGACCACCGGCATAAGCAGTGCCTTTAAATTTCCGTTTCTGCCCTTCCTCGGCTTTGGGTACCTCAATCGCAGAGGCATTAAATAAATACTTCAGCCGCTCTTCATTTGGATCTGGCATTTTTCATGCTCCATAAAAAACCGCCCAGAAGGCGGTCATATTCATTTTAAAAACTAATTCAACAAAGGCTTGAGTGTATAAACCATCTGCCCTTCAACCGCTTCAATCGAAATAACCTCAAACGACAGTCCAATTGGAAATAAAACACCATTACCGGCATTCAACATATCCAGATCGATACCCAACCCTTTAGCATTCTCAATCTTAATCACGATATCTGAAGTCGTATCAACCATCAGCAACGGCGCATTCATCTGAATAGTTTGCCCTACCTGATAAGCCGCTACTTGATTAAGAGTCGCAACACCCACCACGGTTGAAGCCGTATTGCTTGCCACAGCCTGAATAGCTGCCATATCGGTACTCAGCCAGCGCTTAAGCACATCATCAGCCAGAGAACCTGTAGCAGAGTTTAAATAGCCGCTCAGTGCAGCATCATTTCCCTGCACATAATCCAGAAAAGTACGAATCGCACTTGGCCGAATACTTGGATCAAGTGGAATAACTGTGTTGGCCACCGTGTCGAATAAGTCCCGAGTCTTATCATCCATCGGAGCAAATAGACTAGTGAGCTTTTTACTCGCCATCCATTCTGCCCTGATGACCTCTTTCTGCTCAAGGAGATATTCCTTATCCAAACTCGAAGCACTAATCTTTTTATCCACCAGTGATTCAAGCTCACCAAACTGCAATGGATGAGAACTCCAATCCAACGCCTCGGCCACTTCTGGCAATTGATCCTCAGGTGTAATGCCGTATTTCAATGCCTGCTTCTCTGTTAAAGCTACGCACGTGCATCTACAGCGGAAACCCGTTGGAGGATAATGTGTTAGCCAGAATGGATGATCAATCGGCAGTACGATACGATTCAAAGCTAAATGAGCAGGACGCACTCGACTATCATTGATCGCTGAGTACATTAGGTACGAGCGCTTAGCCTTATTTCGTTGCTGTTGTTGCCACCGCCCATGACCGTACGCACTCTGGATGTTGGTACGAAATACATTGTCCAGGTAGTGCTTTGGCAGAATGATTTCAGATTCTTCAATGAGCTTCTGAAAATCTTTAAAAGTACCGCCGTCGGCAATCGATTTATTCACAGCCTTAATGACCGTCTCAATCTGTTCAAGACTCGATAGAAAGCTAACCGTGGTTGCCATCTGCCGGGTCTTTAGATCCATTGAATAGAACTCATCAGGTAGCACGATCTTTTTATTGTGAGCAAATCGAAGCGCCTCAAGGAATGTGACTGGTTGCATAGCTTACTTCCCATTTTGCGCCGTCACATACCCCAACACATCTGCAGCATACAAAGCCTGATCCAGATTAGCCGTGAACTGCGTCTGAGTTGCAGCAGGTATCAATTGCATCAAGTTATAAGCCAAGCTTTCAGGACTATCAGACTTGAATACCAATTCCTTGACCTGATCCGGTTTCAATAACTGTAATTCATCTTGGCCATCAGTTAATTCTTCAACTTCCTGCTGCTCTGGTGAGAGCTTGTTTGCAGATGCCTTAAAGTTAAATGCCTGGCGCGGTAATGCGGTGAATTGATTGAAACCTGTTTGAGGCTGCTCAATCACATCACCATCTTCAAGCCCGTACTCACGCTTAAAGTATTGCGGCGTTAAGACTGCACCAGCATTCTTTAACTTCACATCACGATCCGCTTTAGGTTCTTCCAGTGACTTTTCTTCACCAATAATGACCCGGTGGCGCTCCCAACCATTAAGATCGCATAATGCATTGATAATGGCTTGGATCGTTGGCATGATCATTCGCACATCGGCTTTGTACTTTGAGTTTTGAACCTCAAGATGAACATCACCTAACGCACGAGATCCAGAGCCATCGGTACCAGATGTAAGAGTCTGACCAAGAATCACCTTTTGAATACGGCGCTCAAGGTTCTTGTCAAAAGTTTCGAATGTCTGTGATGCGTTGCCATTGGTATTGGCTGTCTGGATCTCTACCGAATCTGTACCGCTTAAAGCAATTACCGAACTGGCATGCGCTCTAAGTAGTGCATCACGCATATCTGTCGTCTTGCCGGCAGTTTTACCAACCAGCATTGGTAAGCCAAACTTTTCAACAAACTTGGCCCAGAACTTAAAGCCAGACGTTTTGAAGAACCAGACCCAGTACAGTCGACTTAAAAGAGCCTCACCTAATGGATTCTCATAAGTAGATTTACAACGTGTCAAAAAGTGTTTGAAGCGCTGATCAACCTCCTGATCCTGCCGAGTTGTATTGTAGTTAGCCAGCAGCATCAGACGACCATCATTCTTAGGCTCATACCATTGCATTGGCTTTTCACCAATCCACTTAAAACCAATAAACGGCGTAATGGTATTGCCATCAATATGTAGGCTCGGTTCCTCAGGCTTGGTATAGATTGCCTCTAATACAGAATATCCGTACCAGCGAGCATTCTGCGCACCCAAGAGAATCTCAGACCACCACTCGCGCAAATGCTCCATGATGATTTTGGATTCTGGTCGGTCCATCGGCTCTACACGCCATGATGCGCTCTCAAGTTTATCCTGGCGTTTTTCAATGGCCTGATAAATCTCATCGTCATACATCATGACTTTTAAACGTGGACGGGTGACTCCTGCTTTTCGTAGCACTTCATCGCCGTCTGGCATCTTGGTCAGATAACTAATTAAAGCCTGTTCAGCTTCATGAGAATACAGTGCACCAGCTTCAGGTTTTGCATTCTCAGGTTTTTTCCTTTTCTTAGACATAACTCAACCTTATGCAGCCGGAGGGCTGTAATTAATCGCAATTACTGCATCTTCAATCGCATCAATCAGCGTATCTACTTGGTCATCATGATCATGAGTAAATGCCGCATTGAATGCTTCACATTCTTCAAAGAATTCACCGACCCAATGAGCATCTTTAGGTACCATCACAAAACGATCTTCCGGTTTATCCTTATAGTTTGCTTCGAGATGGACCTGCACATCCATGAAACGGGATAGCTTGTCTGTATTACGTTGGACTGGAATCACAGCGACACCAGAGTAAGTGCCGAGTGTTTGGATCAACTGAGTACCAGATGCCTTATCTTCTACTTTCATGTAACGGATAGGTTTGGTATGCCAGGTGTATTCCTTGTGCTTATCCAGAAAGGCTTTAGCCTGACGATTCAGTTCTGGTGCTTCCCATTTACCGCGCAAGAGATCTAGCAAGTACAACTTTCCATCTATGCCCATGCCTACCAGCAGGAATACGGAATAGTCATTGTGCTCTTTAGTCTTTTGAGCGGTATCAACAAGGATGGCGCGCCACTGAAGCTCTGGAATATCTTTATAGAATCCGAACCATTCAGATTTAATCAGGTCACCGCCTAATTTCTTAGGCTGCTGCATGTACTGACTAGAGAATGTATAACGGGATACCGTGGCACCTTCTTTATCCTTGCCACCCTTTTCAAGTTGTAATAAGGATTGAAGCGATTCTTTCTTTGGCCAGTAACTTTGGCGGCCTTGCTCATCACGCTCAGCATCTCGCGGTACCAGCTTTTGAATATGCTTTGGCAAGGTTGCAATGTACTTATCATCAATTAATGCCGGAATAGATATTTGAGTCCATTCACCAGGTAAATTACCTGTCATGACAAAGTTGGTTGGATCCTCAGTATGCAGGCGCTGCATGATCATGATGATGGGTGTATCAGACTTGGCTTTACGTGAGTTCACCGTATTAAGTAACTTACGATTGGCAGCATCTCGTTTGATCTTACTGAAAGCATCTTCTGGCTTTAACGGGTCATCAATGATGATACAACCTGTAAAGCCATCATCTGCCAATGTCCCTGCTCGCCGTCCTGTTACCTGTCCACCCATAGAGGCCACATACACATGGCCAACATCGTAGTCCTCAACTGTAATCTTCCATTCCTTTTTGGAGTCAGTACTATTGGAGACCGTTAAATCCCACATCAATCGATAGTCTTTGGACTTCACAATGTCACGCGCTGTATCTGATACGCCCTCAACCAGTGATTGAGAAAAAGATAAATACAGAAATCGAGAACGTGCATTTAAGGCTAAGCCGCGTGGAATTAGGTTGGTGGTCAGTTCAGTTTTTCCGGCCCCTGGTGGAACGTTGATAACCACGTTTGCAATCTCACCAGCAATCACCTGATCAATAATCCATGAGATGTAAACATGGTGCCAGTTCACCGTAAATTTAAAACCCATACGGGGCTTAAAGAATCGCCGGGTGAAATATAAATGCTCATCTTCACACAGCTTCTTTTCAACCTGTGTTTGCAGATCCATTTAGTATTCCTCTTGGGCCTTCTTTACAGCAGCTTCAACTTGGTCTTGGGTAGCGTGCACAACTGTTGTTTGTAATGCTTCGCCGTCCTTACCGGTAATTTCTTGTCGGTTAGTGAATTGACCACCTACATCCTTAGCAGCCTGTTCAAGAATCTTGAGTGCTAATTTTGCATTCTTGGTTTTTTCAAGTTGCTTCTGATATTGCTTAAGCCGGTAATACTTACTAGCAATTGGAATATCTATCAAACCTTCATCAAATTTCTTACGAGTCTGGTTGAATAGATCTGCAAGTTTTTTCCCGAGATTGCGACCTGCATATTTAGTCGGGTCATAGTTTTCACACTGACGGCGATCAATTTCAATATTGAACTCTTGCTTGACCAACTCCGCAACTTCTTGAGGGGTATCACGGCATGCAAGAGCTTGAACGATAAATATTTTTACAGGCTCTTTAAGTGCTGCCATAAATCCCCCTTTTGTCATGCTACGTCATGCAAAGTAGGCAAAAAAAATCCCCTTTAATCGGGGAGCTTTTTTAAATCATTTCAAAATGCCTCAATGCTTCTTCAACCTTACCCTTATGTTCTTCAGGACAAGGATGAACACGGTTATCTGGATCATACCTATTAGGTGCTTGCCTTTTAATTAAACCATGCTGATTTTTAATATCTGCTATCCAGCAACTTTTAAAAGTACGCCCATGTTTTTCAGTAAGGAATTCTTGAATTTGTTTATATGTAGCCATACGTGCCCTCCTTTAGATCAAATCTACAAAAAAATGAAATAAAGTAAAACTAAAATCTGATCCCATTTTAATTAATCACACAGTTCCCACAACATGCTGCAATATTCGTTTCAGATACAAACGGCGCATTCTTGGCAATTTCCAAAAGTCGTTTTACAGACTCGTCTGCACCCCATCGTTTCGTTTCACCAAAGAACACTTCAACGTCATGGCCAGCCAAATAATGCTTAGGCAGTCCGGTCATATCGCTATAAATAATTTCACCATCTTCATCACGTTCAACTCCGATGTGATACAACTCATGTTCAATCAGTCGACAAAACTCACGATCTGAGGCTTGCTCACAGAATGCAGCATCAACCGTAATCAGATATTGTGGTACAAAGCCGAACCAATCTCGCATCTGTTGTTCCTGGCGTGCTTTCTTCCAGCCACCTACGTTAAACATGACCTTTTCACATTGACCCAACACCATACGTTTTTTTGCTACGGCAGCAGATGAAGCCCAGGCGAATGCAAGGAACTCTTCATTGTCGTGCAGCAGCTCAGCAATATGATCATGATCCGGGTTATGTAGTTCACCGCCGATAGTAAGCCAGTTTTTAAAGACCCACTCTTTAAGCTCTGGTGCCGGTGCCAATCGGATTGCTTCCTCTTCCTCAGCCTGATCAATCAGATCCGACGGCGGGAATGGTCTGAATTGTTGTTCCATGTGATGCCTTTAAGTTTCTTAACCACGCCGTAGCTCGACCCATGTTTATATCGCCAGTTTCAAAACGGTGATAGCGGTAACCCATTTCTTCAGCATGGTCATAGCGATCTATGCTCCAAGCTTTTGTGGCCAACTTACCTTTACGGCCACCAGACCATGGACCACCCGCGATTTCAATTAATGTGAGATAGCCAACCAGGTGCAAATCGAAACGCCAGTGCTTAGTACTTTTAAAATGAAAGTATTCTTCGTATTTAATTTCCATACGATCAAGAATTTCTTTCAGTCGCTCGAATGCTTCTAAGTATTTCTCACCGGCTTTAGGTAGTGGCTTAGTTCGAGGTTTTGTTTTAATAGGCTTCTTATCAGTTAGGGCTTTATATTGATCAATATCCATAAACCATGCCCAATAAAAAACCTCCCGAGGGAGGTCTGATTTACATACTCGGCCAGTACTTATCATCAAATTAGTTTCTAAAAAATAAAGGATGAATTCTAAAGTTTTTATTAAAATCAGTAATATCTAATTCCATCTTTTGATGATTTGAATAAATAACTATATCTTCAATTTTGTTGCGCCCAATGACTCCACATATAAACCAAATATTAAGAATATCGTTAAAATCTGAAGCTATACACTTATTGATCACCTCATCTTCATCTAAATTTTCTGATTTAAGTAATATCTCACATAGCGCTTCTTTTTTATTTAAAAGGACTTCATTATTGATAATATTTTGCTCAAATACTGATAAAGCATCAAGGTAGGTTCTTAAATTTGGATATAAGCTATACCATTCCGAACATAAAGCAGACTTTCGACTAGAATAAAAATTTTCTTCGGCCTCAAGGACAATACTATAGTTCAGCCTAGATACATTACCAGAAACTTTTGACAAACAGATATTTACAAATTCAATCGCATCCCGTGGCCGTAGCATCGTTCGTTCTAAAATATATTCTTTCGCCTGTTTTCCAGCTACTATAAATCCAAAAAGATCTTCAAAAGTTACACCCTTATTCGTATATTGCCTTTCAATAATAAAACTTATTCGTTTATCAAGAAGATCTACAATTTCCTCTCTTCTCCACTCAACATGCGAGATTAAAGAAACATCCTTTTCTTCTTGCCTTAATTTATTCTTATAGACACCTTTCAAAATATCAGTACGAATAGATATTAAAACTTTAGTATTTTTAATATTAATTAATTCTCTAAAAGCATCTAATAAAGCATTAATAAAATCATATCTTATTGAGTTTTCATTCAACCAAGATCGATCTAAATCATCAATACTAATTATATATTTTCTTTTTTTATCTCGATTGCCATCAATTAAAGCTTTAATAACTTGTTTTTGTTTTGTCAGTAATTCTGTATTTACATATCTACTAGTTTGGGACTGTATTTTTTCAGTAAACTCAGCATTCTGTTTTCCACCTACATTTGCTTTGATATTCGCAACATCTCCCCCAAAAGTTGCTGAAAGTTCACGCTGCATCTTATTCGTGATTTCCGATATAATATTCTCATTAAAGAAATTATCGCCAAATGTCTCTACGTACTCAGCAGCTAATTTATTTTTCTCAAAAACTAATGCTTGTAAGGATTTAAGTAAATTATCTTTTGGAAAGCTTAATTCTATAACTTTAATTAGTAAAACGTGTAGCCATAAAGACTTATAGAAAATCCGTATATCAATGTCGTTTTCAATCAATGAATTTATAAAAACATTATTTTTGATATGTTCAAAGATCATTGATTCAGCTTCAATAGAAACAGACTTCATATTTGTTAAACTATTGATTTTTTTTAAAAGTGCCGTCTTTCCTGATCCCGTTCTACCTACAATGACCCTTTTTGTGAATGAAAAATCATCCTCATCAAAGCATGTTAAATCATTAAAAACTTGAGTTTCCCAAAAATAGTCTTCTAAAAAAATATCTCGCTCGGCATCAATGGTTCCTATTCCGCCCTTTAATACAAACTGGTCAGACATAACTACCTTTTTTTAAATAATTTCTTTGCTCGATTTTAAGCCAGCAGGAAATACTTTGAAAGGGAGAATAATTATTTAAAGCCTGATTTTCAAGAAATCAGGCAATTCTATTAGAATGAATATAGCTAAAAACTACATTTCGATCTCCTGATGATTCGCACATGAATGGCATATGCACCAATAAGAAAAGAAAAACCCCGACAAATTAATGACGGGGTTTGAGTCGTAATATGTTCGACAAAAGGAAAATAGCAATATATTTCAATAAAAAACCCGTTTAACTCTCTCCAATTAAACGGGCTTGACTTGCGTCACAACGTCTTTCTTCTTTTGCAGAGCAACTATATTGCTTAAATATTACAGCTTTATGAAACAGCTCTTTGCTTGAGTGGTTGTAATTCAACTTCTTTCAAACAATCCCGACACACTTTGATTTCTTCATCATCAATCGTGTAATCGATCTCAGTCGCACCGTGTAGGTCGAATAAACACATCAGTAATCTAAGCATGATCTTACTCCTGGACAATCAAGCAATCATGTCGCAAGAAATGTCAGTTATTTTCACTTATAAAACATAAATTTATAATATTCATTACTGAAATAATGTCATTAACTTTGTCGAACTAAGCAAGATTCATTCCTGGTTAATCAAGCATTTTAACTTGGTGTGATTACACTAATATTTCTCAGGCATTAAAAAGCCCTTTTCGCAGGGCCAGACGCTACTCACAATCACACACACCTAACATGCACGGTCTGCTTTACTTGCTTTCAATCCTCTTTAGGTCGGGGCGCTACTCCCTAGTCTAGATTCCCGAAGGAAGTTTACTCGAAGGCATGTTCCACTGGTTAGCACTCCAGTAGGTATAGGTTACTTTTTTACGGGCAATAAAAAACCCGCTTACCTTTGCCAAATAAGCGGGCCCGTGCTGCAGTCATTTTCTTCGTATTACGTCTTCTTCTTATCGCAAAAACAATATAGCACTAAGGCTTTGATCAGAAAGTATAGAGAATATTAAGAAACTGTTTTCAAATGTTGAACTTAAGTTAATTTTCTTTTCAGGTAATAAATTCTAAGCATTAAAAAAGCCCACCATTTGGTGAGCTTTCCTTGATGCTTAAACCTATTTTTGACATTTCACGTTAAACTGGTATTCGTCTTGAGTGACCTTAATTTTAATATTTTTATATTTTCGTTTGTTTGGATCCATTGCCGAGCCAGCCACTTCCTCAAAAAAGCTACGATCATTCATTAGCTCGCCATACGCTTTATAGCCTAATAAAATCTTTTCAGGCTTTTCGCCTTCAGCCACTAATTTACCGAGAGTATCTTCTAGTTTTTTAACAGTTAAAATCGCCATTTCAATTAGAGCTCAAAAACAAAAAGGCATTATCACTTAATTTTATGAATAAATAATGTCAAAAAAGCCCACCTTTCGATGAGCTTTTAAATCAACTTAGTGCATCAACGTACACTTCGGTCACTATAACAGAAATATGCCATATCGCGTCTAGACGGTCAAGCCTTTGATTAATTTATCTCTAAATCCCACTAGACAGAATACATCCTCAAGATATTCTTTTAATCCCCTCTCAAGGGGCTTAGAACAGGGGTATAAGAAGAACATAGTATGCTTTTCGGTTTGGTATGGACCATCCACCCTTCCATACACATTTAAATAACTCAATATTTCATCTACTTCGCCCTGAGAAAGCTTTACAAACCTAAAAGGCAATTTCATATCTTTTATCCCAAGATTAAATTTTCAATCTTTTATCATGTCCTGAAAGATAGAATTTAGCACAACTCACCATAATTGCTGCTTGGGCTTTCGATTGGTTGGTTTCTTGAGCAACCCGACTTAAGCCTTTATTTTCCACCTTGTTCTTAACGAGACACATCAAAGCAAACTTAGTCGTAAAATCTGCTGTTTCAGACTGGAATACACCTTTCAGCAAATCCTGAATCTGATCCGCTTCAAAATCACTAATCTCACACTTGATATAGCACTTAGAATTACGTGGAGTTTTATCAGCCTCACGGATCAACCAGTAAATCTGGTTTACATGTAGTCCATCTGGTAAATCTCCACCCTTCATACGAACAGTTTCACACCATGCCCCAAACTGTTCCAACCATCCATCAATGTTATATTTTGCCCAATCCATCACTTCTGCCTTAACCATCGCATTCATCCCTATTCCCTCTTAAATCTTGCTTAAATCTAAAATTGTCATTGTTCCCCAATGAACTGCACCAGTATCAATCCAGTAGCAGTTATCGCGCTTGCATGGCTTCTGAGTAACCGTATGTCCCATGATTACCGCATCAACTCCTGAAACATGGGTGTATTGTTGGTTTTCTTCATCCAGTCGATCACGACCCCACATTGCTAATTCAGTAGGGAAGCGTTCCTTTTTGATAATGTGCTGAGCTTGATCAAAATTATTTAGAATGCTTTTAAACTCATCCCAATTGTTCTGTTCGATATGGCCATGAACAAAGCCAAATTTTCTACCTTTGTGATTAATCTCTAAAGCAATCGGTAGAGTTTTTAATTTTTTAATGATTTCGCGCTGAACCTGGTAATCCAGGTCATAAAACCATTCACCACCATTTTGAATATGGCAATTGAAGTAAGAGCGATTAACATCACCCATGATGACCAAATCTTCATGATTCCCCTTTATGGATGTAAACCAAGGCTCATCAATTAGACTTACGCATTCTTCGTTCTGAGTACCTCGATCCACTAGATCACCAACCGCAACCAGCAAATCATTTTCAAAGTCGAAGCTAATTTCTTTAAGTCGAGTCATAAGCAGGTTGTAGCAGCCGTGAATATCACCAACGGCATACAACTTTCCTTTGATTTCTTTATCCCAAATTTTGACCTTCATAGCCCTACCATCTTCTCAATTTGCTGTATCGCTAAACCTGACTTCACTTGATCTGTACTAAACCGTATTACTTGATAACCAAGCATTGTTGCTGCGTTATATTTTTCCATGTCCCCGATATACCCCTTACTTCTGGTATGCCTTCCTCCACTCCAGATCCCACCTTCAACTTCAACCAGTATCTTTTTTCCTGCCAGGTGGAAATCAGCTCTCCATTTCCGCTTTGGGTGAAACTCAAATTCCTGCTCAAACTCAATTTTTAAAGTTTTGAGTTCTCCGGCCAGTTTCGCTTCAAACTCATTTGGTATTTTTTCGCCTTTCACCTTAGGACGCTTGGAGCGCCCTTTCGGTCTGGTGGCTTTCACCATCTTTTTGTATTCAGCAATTGAGTAGCTGGTCATTCACCCCAAACCCTCAATACAACAGCGGCAATAGCCATGAAAATAAACATCAGCGCTTTGTTTAGATCCTTCATACGGCAATTTCACCCTTTACATTCATAATGTCTTTGGCATATGCAGTTGCACGGTAATGACTCTCTGATACACGCTCCAAATAACCACCTTTGACATGCTCCTGAAGCAGGCTGTAAATAGTGGTTCTATGGAAATCAAAAACAGCTTCTTGCACGTCCTTCACTGAAAATGGCGTAGTGGCATAACAAGCAAAAAGCATCAAACTTATCTGATCTTCAAAGCTAACTTTCCTATGGATTTTTGACTGATCATCAGAATCAATTTGCTTAATCTCGCCACCATTTTTCAAAAATTCTTCAATTGTTGTATTCACACCCCACCCCCTACACGCTGATCCATCCAATTGCACTCAACCACAGCCAATCCGTCATGCTGAAACCGGGACCATAAACGATCACCCAAATCAGTCGCCAAATCATCCTTGGTCATATTTGAAATCAGCATGGTCGGCTTACCTGCGTCATAACGCGCATATAAAACCTTGTGAACCAGTTGCAATCGGTTTTCGTGTCGATCATGCAATCCATATTCATCCAGAATCAGAAGGTCATAATCGGTATAGCGCCAGATTGCGTTGGCTTCGTTGTCATCGGCTTTTTTCCAAGCATTGGCAATCTCATTAGCCATATCCTCAGAAGTGACGTAGCGGGCGTATTTACGCGCCTCCAGAACGTTGCGAGCAACTGCACACGCCAAATGAGTTTTCCCAGTGCCAGTACGGCCCACCATGATCAGGTTTCGAGTAATGCCTTCCAGAAAGTCTTTTGTGAATTTCACACACCGAGCTTTGGCATGCTTCTGACCATCATTCGATGTGATGTATTCCTTAAAACCACTGTTCGCATGACGACCCGGCAACTTCGCGCCTTCAAAATGCTTTTCACGAACCATCTGATTGACAGAGGCTGCATGATCCTGATGGGCCTGATTTAAGATTTCAGATGCACACTGTTTGCAAATTGACTGGTTACCCAGTTGAACTTTTTGCATCTGGTGGCGGTCACAGTATTCAGAGCTGATCTGAATTTTTGAACCAAGTAGAGCTGCTGCATTCATACTAAGCCCTCCAAGTCGATGTCATCGGTTGCGGGTGCGTATTGTTGAACCTGGCCCCAGTTTTGATTTACGTTGCGGTTGTTTTGGGCGGGTGCTGCAGAGTGTGAATTTTGTTTTTGAGTGAACTTTCGCTTGATCCACTTCACGAAGTTTGAATACATCTGGGTGTCTGTGATCAAGCCTGCGTTCAAACGTGGTTCGTAGTGAGCATTCACTTCAAGTAAAATCTGATTCACCAGTTCTTGGGTCATCGGAGTTTCACCTGATCTCTGTAACCAGGAATTCAGAGAATGTAAATCTGGTGTCCAGAGATTCAGAACCTGATCAACTGAATTTTCCTGCGCGTTTTTCTCTTTAAAGTTTTCTTTAATATTTTCTTTTAAATCTATTTCTTTTACAGAGTGACATTTGATGTCACTAGTGGTGGTGACATTTGATGTTACTGGTGTAGTAGCATTTGATGTTACTGGTGTGGTGACATGAGATGTCACTACATTTGATGCAACCACTTTAGATGTAGTTGCATTTGATGCTACCACTTCAATAGAAATACGATCATCTAAAGTCAGGGTGTAAGAGCTACTTTTACCCAGTGTTTTAGTGATGCTGATCAATTGGTATTTAGCTAAGTCAGCCATACATTTACGTACAGTGCGCTTGTCCTTAATTCCTGTGATCTTCATCACCAAGGTTTCACCTAATGACTTTTGATCCAAGTGAAATCCTTTGATGTGACGATTTAGTAGAACGATGCACTTAATAGCATCCCCACTTAATACAGCCAGATAACCTTCGTCACAGATGAAATTAGGCAAGGGTGAATACCCATCATCTTTTTTCGACATGGCTTGTCGCTCTAATTTTTTAGCAGTGGATGGGTGTAACGAAATATCGTTGTCTACCCCCTGCTTGTGTGCTAAATTTGATTTCATATTCAATGCCCTCTAAAGTTTTGAATTGATAAAGCCTGATCCACGAAATCAGGCTTTTTCTTTTTCTACACAGGTATGAACTTGTGTATCCAGTTCAGCTAAAAGCATATGAAGCTGATGAATTACTTTTGACATATCCATTGCTTCCCCTTGTGTTATACGTCCATCTGCCATCATTTCCTTGAAGACTGCGCAAACATCACCTCCCCCCATCCCAATGCTTAAGACAAGATCCGTTAATGCTATATCCCGACATTCAGGTATTACTGGTAGATCAATGGATACCTTGCCATGTTCCGCATTCAGGCTTTGCAAAATACGAAAGTCACCAGTGATAGCCATGATCTTGGAGGCTTCCGCTAATGTGAGATGGTGTGTATCGGTATTTGGATTAACTTTGCTGTTAAGCACAGCTGGGCTTTTAATTCCTAGACGTGGAGCTATTGCACTTGCGCCACCTGGATAATCATGAACAGTGTTGTATGCCGCATCAGTTATGTTCATTTAAGATTCCTTTGAACGTTTTTGTAAGTTAGCTATGGCTTAAGCTACGTTTGAGACAGTGGAATCTAGAGGTTTTAATCCATTTGCTAAATCACGCACTTGATATTCACGCGCTAATGGAATTTTTTGCTCAGGCCATTGGCTGATTGCTTGCGAACTAATGCCTAGTTTGTCTGCCAACTCAGTGACATTACATTTCAAGAGTTTTAAAGCTTCTGATTTGGTCATAGATAATGCCTTAAAGGTAACTTTTCTTACCTTATTAAACAGCATAAAACTTACCTAGTCAAATGGTAAGATTTCTTACAAACAGGATCGGCTTGAATTTATGGAAACTTTAGGTACTCGGCTTAAAGCCTTGAGAAAAAATAAAAAAATAACTCAACAACAAGTAGCTGATGCAATTGGTGTTTCTAAAACATCCGTAATCTATTGGGAGAAAGATGAAAACCTTCCAAAGCACGATAGTTTAATGGCTTTAGCCAGAGTTTTAGGGGTTACTTCTGATTACCTTTTAAATGGTAAAGGGGGCTCTTCCTTTGACAATAATATTAGCATTCCCCTCCCACTTGCTGGTCGCCTTGTCCCTGTTATTTCATGGGTTCAAGCAGGCAGCTGGACTTCTGTCGAATCCGTTCCTGCAGGTACACAATTTGATGAATGGCTTCCGCCAAATCCAAAGTGTGGAAAGAATGGCTATGGGTTGGAAGTCGTGGGCGAATCAATGCTCCCAGACTTTCGCCCAGGCGATAAGATTTATGTAAATCCTGATTTTCAGCCAGATGAATTGAAAACTGGCGATCTGGTGATTATGTCTTGCGAAGGTGATGCAGAAGCAACTTTCAAAAAGTTGATTGTTGAAAGTGGCAATATGTATTTACAACCTTTAAATCCTGATTGGCCGGAAAAGACTATGCCATTGATCCTAGGTTGCAAGCTTGTTGGTAAGGTCGTTGGATTATATCGGGATGTTTGAAAAATAATTCACCGGTGACTAAAAGACGCTATAGGCGGCTTGGGTTGAACACAATTTTAATTATGGGAAGTGTGATATGCAAAAAATTGAAATCAATTCCCACAAGATCAGTCATGTGCTTTATCAACACCATTTGCTGACTGTAGTACTTCAGACGGGTGAAAGATTTCTATATCGTCTACTCGAATCCAATACTTTTGCTAAATTTATGGATTCGACTGATAAAGACAAATTTTATAAAACAGAAATTGAAGCAAATAAAAAGTTTAAGCGTATTCAGCTTTTTATTTAGTTAAAATGAATTGCTGTATACAAAATACCATTTTGAATAAGTTATTGAGCTTAATAATATGTAAATGATTTAGTCTAAACTGTAGTTATGATCAATACTTGAAATCCTAAAATATTTCATTGAGTCATCTTCAACTAAATTTTGATCAAATAAAACTATATTCTTACCATTACCAAAAGAACTATTGAAAACTAGACCATGAAAACCACATACTGTTTTAAAAAATTCACAAATAAATTGAGTTGGTATGTAATCTAAATGTGTTCTATTAGGCAGAACAGGTTTGGAAAGCTCTTTGGCAAATATCTCTAATAGGTTTATATGAATCAAACTATTTTCTAAACTTTCACTTTCTTGTAAAAGAAAGGAGGCTTTTTTTCTTGGATTAGTTAAATCTAAAATACTTAAAGTAGTTTTTAAATTAAAAGTAGCTACACTAACTAAGCTACCATTACTTGGGCGAACTTCTGCAATACATGTTTTTTCATTTTCGGCCAAGTATAAATAAGAAATACCTATAGGATTTGCTCGACCAGCAGTCACAGTAATAGAAGGAGGTGCCCTCATTTGATCAATTAATAATTTGCTTTCATGAACGCGTGCTCTGTAAAAACATCTTTCTGTGGAATAAAATTTAGTTAATGAATCTACTAATAATATAAAAGCATTTGTTTGACCTCTATCCTCTTCTTTAGTATTGGTGAAAATATCTTTATATAATTTAGTCTGGGGGAAAAATCTATTTTTAGTAGTAATCTCCTGACAAAATTCAATCCAACTATCTTTTATTAAGTCTAAATCTGGTACAAAGTACCTTCTATCAAGGATATCGAGATTCTCATCGAGAATACTCGTAAGCAAACTCATCTTATCAATTACTTTATCCTCAAAAAAACAGAAATCTTCATTAAGTACATCAAACAAAGGTTTTCCAGCACTATCCTCTTTCAAACCATAAGCAAATTTTTCTACAAATTGAAAAATAAGTTCAGGGTTAATAGCCTGTACATTTTCTGTTTCGCAATAAGAACAAGTCAATTTAAAATTGCCATTTTCTGAAATAAATTGAGCTATATTCTTTTCAGTAAAACATTGCTGACAACAAAATCTTTCTATTTTCATTATCAGCTCAATTATTTAAATTATTGATTAAATAATTATTAATAGTTTCAATATGATGCATTATTGAAATTTTCTTTACTTGACCTAAACCAGGAAAGTGTTTGGCATCATATATTTTCTGAAAATCAATACTAGCTGATGTGTCTAGGAACTCAATCTTCTGATCATTTTTTTCTACAATAAATTTCTCTAATGCTTCTATAAACTTTTTACCAGGATTGGCTGGAGTATCATTGTCAGTATCAGAAGAATAATGACGAACAAATGCTTCATCAAATTTTTTAGAGTTGATATAAGTAACATGGATAGTAACTACGTAGGCCGGTCCGCCTGACTCATTATATTCTTCACTTAAAATTGTATAGTCACCAAAACCATTAACATTTCTGAATTCATTATAATATGTATGTAATGATGAGAATGGAGATTCTACTGGGTAATCGGCATTTCTTTTTTGCTTTTTAAAAAAATCATCATATAAAACTACATTATTTAATTTTTTTATTAGATTAGGTGCTGTTGTAGAACTTATGAATGTTAAAGCAGCCTTAGTTGAGGCATCTATAATACTATTGCTTAAACCATCAATTAGAAATAAAGCATATTCTTCAAATTGATCTATTAACGAACGAATATCTTCAACACTATCTTTTACCGCGAATACTGGTAAATAGCGCAATTCAATTTCTTTCTTGAACTCCTCTATTATGTGAAAGCCACACCCTTCTAAATCCCCAACAGTCGGATTAAAAAAAATTAATGGAACAATTTCTTTATCATTTAATTCTTTAATTGTTCTAAAAAGGGGGGCTAAAGAACTACGAACAGGTTCAATAACAGGACAAAACTTTTTATCAACAGGAAGATTTGCTAACTCTCTTAACGCTAACAACTCATTAAGCTTTCCTCGTAATATTGGATAGTACATTAAGTTTTTCCTCGGTAGCAAAATAGTCTATTAATGAGCGTATTTGAAGTTTATTAAATTTATAACTAATAATAGCATTAACTAAAGAATTAGGCATATGAGTTATAAAATGTTCATTGTTTTTTCGTGATTTCTTTAACGTTTCAATAAATAAACTATTTAACTTTTTTTCATCATTATTTAAGTATAGCTTTTCCAAGCATAAATCAAATAGCTGGGTATTCGGAGCTTCTAAGACCTCACCAGTTAAGTTTTGAATCAACTCCACATACTCATTCTTACGAAGAGCTTGCAATAACAGCTTTTTGTTTTTAATTTCATTGTGGTGAGCTTTTCTTATTTCTTGAAAAGTCATTTTTTCTGATAAAAAAATTACACCTATCGATGCTTTTGTTTTTTCTAAAACAGACTTTACATGTTTTTGGCTACAAACAACATAGACATCGTCAAAAACCTGAGTATAAGCATCCAACTGGTCATCTAACCGAGCCAAAGAATCGTAATCTGTTTTAATTTCATAGCATGTTGATTTGCCATTCAGGATCACGCAATCAGCTTTATTGGTTCCCACTCTAAACTCAGACAACATAGTAGCTGTGTTCAAAGAGTGGCGCCCTAACAGAATTTTATTAGCTATTAAGTTCTTATAGATATACTCATTAGGGTATTGTCTAAGAAGAATTTGATATGTTTTTTCATATAACTCTTTCAGGGAAAGCTTAGTATCGTCTTCTGGAAAGAATTTATTTACCATTTTAAAAACATAAGACAAATCACCCTTAGCAATGTCCGTTAGAACACCACTATTGAAGATCTTAGATAAAGCCTTATATTCTAAATCCATAACAGAAGCTCAGAAAAATTTCAACACCATTTTACAGTATTGATCATACTTAATTAAAAGTTTAAAAGTAATCTTGACAGGTTTACTTTTTTTTAATTTATATATCCTTTGTATAATAAAACAACAAAACAGACCTATGAAAACAATAATTTTGACCACCCTACTCTTGTCTTTAGCTTTCACTGGTTGTGAGAAGCAACTTAGTGAAGATATAGATCCAATCACAACTGCAACAGCTTTCGAGAACTCAGATAATATTCTTAGCAAATATCTGGAAAAGTTAGACTCAGAGTTCACCACACAAGATGTGCGGATTAAAATTTTATGCAGGGATTACCCGCGTGAGTATGAAAAAAACTATATGCCTAACTTGTTGAAGCTATCACCCGGTGAATACTCTGAAGTTGCACTTTTGGCTGATATGGATTTGGTTTTGGATCACTACAAAGAGAAAGATGCTATTCAATGCTAAAGCTTTCTTACTTCTGAAATATTAAATCTTTATATTGGACTTAAGACCTCTCATGACCAGGTCTGTAATAACTAAGTAAAGCATCACTAACCCGGCTCTATGTCGGGTTTCCTTTTGTGTTGTAGTTTTTTAAAAACTCCTCTCTAACTTATGGAATATTCAACAATTTGGGTTAAAGTGAATTAAATTTTCAAATAATTGGTAAGCGAATCAGCTTCAAATTACGATGAATCATTTTGTAATTTAGAAGTTATGGTTTTGTTGCTCCTCTCTTTGTACAAATAGCGGGTTCACTTAATGGATAATATTAGCTTTAAGAACTTTGAAGAAGCAGGCCAAGCTATTTTAAAGTTCTTATCTCAACGCTTTGGCTTCAAGTTATGGATGATTACGCGTACGGAGGGTGATGACTGGATCGTCTTACTAAGTGAAGATAATGGTTATGACGTTAAGCCAGGACAAGTATTTCGCTGGGCAGACTCCTTCTGCTCTCACATGGTACAAAATAATGCACCTCGCATTGCCCCTTACTCGCCCGATGTTCAGGTTTATACGGATGCGCCAATAAATAAACTTGTCACTATTAAAGCCTATATCGGCCAACCTCTTTTAAAAGAAGATGGCTCCTTGTTCGGCACTCTCTGTGCAATTGACCCTGAACCTCAGTCTAAAGTCCTTGTTGAGGATGCTCCATTATTTGACCTTATAGGAAAGGTGCTTAGTTACACGATTCAAGCTGAATTAAGAGTAACTGAACATATACGTAAAGCTGAACGTTTTGAAATGGAAGCATTGTCTGATCCAATGACTGGACTTTATAACCGTCGTGCTTGGGATCGATTAGTTGAGTTAGAAGAAGAACGGTGTAAGCGATATGGCCACCCTACTGCTGTGCTTATGATTGACCTAAATGATCTAAAGATCACTAATGACAATCTAGGACATGCTGCTGGTGATGAGCTGATCAAAAGAATGGCTGTAGCTTTAAAAGGCATAGTACGTAGCAATGATATTATTGCTCGCCTAGGTGGTGATGAATTTGCCGTACTCAGTATTGAAACTAATCTTCAGAATGCTGAGAAGCTTGTAACAAGAATTCAAAATGCTTTTGCGAAAGCTGAAGTTAGTGCGGCAATTGGTCTTGCAATGCGAAATCCAACATACGGCCTATCAGCAGCTGTCATAGAGGCAGATGAAAAGATGTATCAGGATAAAATCCTAATTAAAGCTACTAATAATAATCAATAAAAATCCGCATACCCGAGCGGCTCTTGGATCGGGTGGAGAACTTATGCTTGAATTAATTGTTATTGATATATCTGAAACTAAACCAAAATCACTCTATGCTAGACAATTCAAAACCCATCCTCGCGTAGGTGAATGGATTGAAATAGATGAAAATGACGAAGGGGTTTTATATGAAGTTGTTAAGGTTGCTCACTCGACAAATGGTGGTGATTCAGATTTATACGTAAAGCCTCTAGGACTAACTTATGAAGTTGTTGGGAATCTTTGTGGTAAAAGTGATTAGCGATATTTAAATGGTTTTCGCTTAAATCATTAGGATTAGTAATTAAAACACCGATAAGTTTCACCCCGGTTAGTGGAGATGAATCCATTACCTCTATTAACTGACCTTCTTTTGTAATACCAATCATTCTAATGACTCCATCCAACCCATCCCTGTGATGGGTTTTCTTTTGTCTATTAAAACACAAAAGTAATTTTTATTACCATTTGTATTGACTTATTAGGTAAGTTAACTTACTTTAGTTCTCGTAGACAACAAAAAAGCGCCGAAGTTTGAGACCCGAAGCGCTTTTACAGATAACTGCGAGATCAATTATGAATAAAAATCCTATTCAAAGCAACCTGCCGGAGTTCGGCCAGTCGCGCCAAACATCTGAGCGCTTGTACCAACATCCAAAACCTAAATCTGTAGCGAAAGAAGTCGCTTCGAATGTAGCTGCATGGTTCCTTTTATTTTCAATCTTTATGGGCCTTGTCTTAATGGCTGGCTATGCAGCGGACAAAGAAGCTGCTTATCAAGCTGAAGCGATTGTTAAAGCTGTTGGAGGTGTAAAGTGAATACTCAAGTAAATTTACAAAGCATTGAAGATGCTCGTCAAGAATGGTTGCAGTCACGTCGTCTTGGTATTGGTGGTTCTGATGTGGCGGCAATCTTGGGCTTAAGCAAATATAGCTCACCGTATCAGCTTTGGCTGGACAAGACCGGTCGCTCTGAACTAAAAGACAGCACCAGCGAACCGGCCTACTGGGGCAACATGCTTGAAGACATTGTGGCAAAGGAGTACGCCAAACGAAACGGCGTAAAGGTACAGCGTGTTAATGCAACGATTGCTCACCCTGAACATGACTGGATGCGTGCCAATATTGACCGTGCCATTATCAATCCAGAAATTGCAGGTAATGTCCGTATCAAAGATGGAAAGCTGACCACTGACCGTATTCTAGAATGCAAGACTGCTAACCAGTACCTGGCTAAATTGTGGGGTGATGAGCAGTCTGAACAGGTGCCAGATTACTACCTGACGCAAGTGCAGTGGTACATGGGTATTACAGGCGCTTCGATGTGTGGCTTGGGTGTGCTGATCGGTGGTCAGAAGTTCCGTAGCTATCAGGTCGCATTCGATCCTGAGCTGTTTGAAATGCTCACAGATGAATGCTCAAAGTTCTGGAATGAGCATGTTCAGGCTGACGTACCACCAGCTCCAACCACGTTTGATGATGTTCTGCATCGCTGGTCTACTCATAATCCTGATCAGGCACTACAGGCAGATGACGACCTTGCTCAGCTGGTCGCTGAATATAAGGACCTAAACGCCACGATCAAAGAAGCCAGTGGTGAGTTAGATACCCTTAAGCTACAAATCTGCACCCGCATGGAAGATGCGGAGATGATTATTGCTGAGGAAAAGCGTCTAGCAACATTCAAATACCAAGAACGCAACACCCTAGATAGCAAAGCACTGAAAGCCGCTCACCCGGATATTTACGAACAATTTGTGAAGACTTCAAGCACTCGCGTGCTGCGCATTAATTAAGATTTAAGGTAGAAGAATATGAACTCAATTGTTAAAACAGGCCAAAACGCTGCCGTTAATTTCTTAACTCCGAACAACCTGCAAGAAGCAATGCAGATTGCCGGCATCCTTGCCGAGTCTGACATTGTGCCGAAGGACTACCAGCGCAAGCCTGGGAACATTCTTGTTGCTATGCAATGGGGTGCTGAAATTGGCTTGCAGCCATTACAAGCTATGCAAAACATTGCCGTGATTAATGGTCGCCCTTCTATCTGGGGTGATGCAATGCTTGCCCTTGTTCGTGGATCTGGTCTACTCGACTTCATCCGTGAGGAGATTTCCGAAGATGGTCAAAAAGCCACTGTAACTGTGAAGCGGAAAAATGAAGAACCAGTTACTTCAGTATTCACAATGGAGGATGCGAAAAAGGCAGGTCTATCAGGTAAACAAGGGCCTTGGACACAATATCCAAAACGCATGTTAAAGCTACGTGCACGCTCTTATGCCCTTCGTGACGTATTCCCGGATGTGCTTAAAGGTATGGCAATTGCTGAAGAGGAAAAGGATAAGGAAATCGATATTACTCCCACTGCACCAGAAACCAGTACAACGAAGGCAAATAGCGGATCGTCATCGCTGAAAGCGCGCATGGCCAAAAAGAAAGATGCTGTCGAGTCGGTGGCTACAGAAATTGACCTAACCCCGTATTACCAACGTATTGATAACGCCACTTCTCTTGAGGAACTCGATCAGATCGGTGCTGACATTGCTGAGTTGAATTTAGGTGAGCCAGCTAAGTCTGAAATCGGTGAAGTATTTAAAGCTAAGCGTAAAGAGCTAAAAGCCGCTCAGGCTTTTCCTGATGAATCAATTCAGTCAGTAATTAACGAGATCAGCAACACGACCGATCTGGAGGAGCTTAACGCAATTATGGCTTCACGCTTTGAACCCTTCACGGCTCAGATGACTGAAGAACATATCTCACAAATCAATTCTGCGTATGAAGCACAAGAAGCGGCGCTAACGCCATGAGTTACTCCTACTCTTCAATGACCCGCGTGCTGCTTGTGCAGCACAAAGGTCGGGTTAGAACTTACCGCAACATCAACCTATTCGGTATTGATGATTGCCTTCGAAATTTTGCGAACACCTGGGGGTACAGATGATCTTCAGAATTAAAAAGAAGCATGAAGTTGGTTTCAAGCTGTGGCTAGAAAAATTGGGTTATACCAAAAATGAACTTGCGGATGGCAGCTCGACATTTAGCGGAAAAGGCACACGCAAGACACTAAGTTATGTGCTTTTAAAGAAAGATTTAACAGGCAATGCAGCATGCCAGGTGCTATTTGGTGAATATGAAGAGCACCTGGATAACCCTGATTATTTAGATGTAAAGGTGGCGTGATGGAAAAGAATAAATTGTGGTGCGTAGGAATCTGCCCTGAAGATGATAGTCCGCATGAACAGTCACCTGCTGCATCAAAAGAAATTGCTGAACGTGCTTTGGCTCGATACAGAGCCATGACTAAAGCTGAAGGTAATCAGTTCATGATCGAATCATTTGATGAATACTTTCAGGTTCAAGAATGGGAAGGCACAGCTGAAGAACACCAGGAACAAATGTTTTATACAGAAGACTGGTTTAAAGAGCCGATGTACCAGTGCAAAAACATGCAGCAGGCTGAACAAGCTTTTAAGTACGGTGAAATCGTGCACTGCTACAAAGATAGTGCTGAGTTAATTACTTCTGATTTTGATGAGGCTAAGCGCTTCTATGAGGTGGCGTGATGGATATTAAAGAAGTCGTAAAAACCGCAATTTTGCGCAACTCCCATGAATGGGGTGATGAGCAAGCAGAAGCAGTTTTGAAGGCAATTAATGAAGCTGGGTTTGTTCTGATTAAGTCGCCTATTACCTCTGAAATGCAAACTGCAGGTAAACAGATTTTAGGTTTAGGTATGTTCGGGTATGACTTGCAAGATGCAGTGGATGCCATGATCAAAGCACAGGATTTAAGCCATGGAATTTGATGATGCTCAATTTCTCTGGTGTACCAACTGGTGCAAAGCACAAGGTTTAAGCCCATACGATGCAGCGAATTGGGCAGCTGCTAAAGCGGAATATTTGAAGGTTTCAAAGGAGGTGTCTTGATGGGTTTATATATCTCAACGCCTGAGTTGCTGAAGCGTTATGGGGTAACAAAAGGTACTTTGATCAACTGGCGTAATAAAAAGGATTTTCCTGAACCAGTGATCAAAGCACATGGGCGCTCAAGCAGCCGTTACGGGATCAAAGCCGTGGATGCCTGGGAAAGAGACAACGGATTGCTTGAATCACTTGAAATACAGCCTTTGATATCAAAGCGCTCGTAATTGTCCAATATGGCGCAGAGCTTGAAGAACCACTTTTCATACGCCTGCGCCTGATCATCTAAATATTCGTGTAAATCATAAGTTCCCCACACTGCAGGTAAACCATGGCCAAGCATAATTTCACAAATATGCGGCGGTGCCAGTTCTGATATATGCGTTCTCATGGTTCTGCGTAAATCATGCGTGGTCCAATGCTGGATCTTCACCCCAAAACGCTTACGCACATTCTCATTCACATATACAGGTATGGTGGTCTGAAAACTTTTGGCCAGCATGGTATAGGCTTTGCCTTTTAAGTTCGGGAAAGCGTATTCACAGCTATCAGGTGAGAGTGAAAACACATACTTAATGAATGGCACAATTTGCGGAATGATAGGCCGGATAATCGGCTTATGGGTACGATCCCCCATTTTGTGATTCTCAGGTGGTACGTGCCAGATCATTTCCTGAAAATCGAAGTCCGACTTCTTGGCCAGCCTTAATTCGGATACACGACAACCGAAGAACAGCAGCATGATGATAATGGCTTTGTTTTTTGGCGATATGGCATTGGATCGCAGTGAAGCATGTACCACCCAGAATATTTCCTGTTCTGAAAGATAACGCGACCGTTTGACTTTCTTTACGTTTAGATCTGCTGCTCTTAAATGTTGAATAGGCTGATGCTGTAATTTTCCGTGAATGCATCCCCAGCGCATGATCATTCTTAAATTGCCCAGCACCTTGATCGATACGGTTTTAGCATCCGCAGCAATATCAAAGAGCAATTGCGACCACTCCTGCAGCGACACATCATCACAGATCCGTCTACCTATACGCGGATAAACGTGCAATTCAAAGGCTCGATAATCATCCTTGTATGAGACTTTATGAATGGCCACCGTATTAAACCAAAGATCGCAAATATCTTTGACTGTGAGCTGTTTCAGATAGTCGCTTTCCCCTTTCAGTTTAAGCTGCATCGGATCCTTGCCCTGGTCGAGTTCAGTTTTATATTTATGCACCTGTACCCGGGCATCTTTTAAACTGAGTAAGGGATAAGTCCCTAAGTCCAGTCTTTTGGCCTTGCCGCCAAAACGATAGCGATATTGAAAGACAATCTTGCCTTTAGGTGTAATTCGAACTGACAGGCTATCCCGATCCGTCACCACCTCAACTTTTTCACGCGGTTTCCCATTGTTGGATTTGAGCCAACTATCACTTAAAGCCATTTAAATTTTCCAGTCCAAATGTTCTATACTCTGTACATATTCAGGCAGAGCGAAATTATGTACACACATATGTACATATTTTTTCTTGAAAGGTAAATGACTTTGTTGAACTTTGAAATTATTTGATTGTCGTTAAAGAACGCGAAAATTGAGTAATTCTATTGAATCTAAAGCTTTTCTGTATGCTTTGTTGAACTTTGAAAAACTTTGGAGAATCTTGAATGCAAAAGCCGACTATAATTTTCGATATGGATGGCACTTTACTTGATCTTGCCTACGATGATTTCATCTGGAACGAGTTATTGCCTGTGCGTTATGCTTCTGGACGGCTAAAGTCGAAGTCGATGTTCTGGCGATGCAAATTGAACATAAAGATAAAGTCGCTTTACGCACTCATTGTCTCAAATTGCTCGATTATCTTAAAAATAATGGCTATCCGATCTGGCTGGCCACCAATGCTGACTGTGCTGGCTTGGCCTTTAAACTGGATCACTTAAATTTAAGAGATTATTTCGATGTGATTGTCAGTTCAGAAACGATTGGGCATGCCAAAGAATTTATCGAATTCTGGCAAGGCCTGAATGCGTTGCATCCATTTGACCCTGCACATGCTTATTTTATTGATGATACCGAAAAAGTTCTGAATGGTGCCAAAGCCTATGGCATTCAGAACCTGTTCAGCATCCAGCAACCCTCTTCAGCCAAAGTAGCACGCCAGACTTGTAATTACCC